CCTTAAACTTATCCAGTGAAACAAACTCTTCACCCAATGTCTGTGTATTAAACGCAGTGTGAGGATCGCAGGCATAAACGTGTGCGGCTACCTCTGCCATGCAAACGGTTGACCTGCCTTCCCAACTTCCTATCTCCAACACAACTTTACATTTAGCCAAATCTTGTAGTTTGTTTTCATTCCCGCCTATATAAAATGGACCATCTATTTCGTGCCACTTCTTCATTTTTCCATCACCTTTCCGTCCAAAACAAGGATATCCACTAAATCATTATTATTGAAAAAATTAAGAGCGTCTTCGTCGGATTCAACCATTGGTTCCCCATTCACGTTTAGGCTGGTGTTGATCAATATCGGGACGCCTGTAATGGAGTGAAACTCCTTTATCAATCTGTAGTAACTCGGGTTGCTTTCTTCATTTATCGTCTGGATTCGTGCTGTGTTGTCAATGTGGTTCACCGCTGGTATTTTATCTGGGTCTTTTATCGGCATAGTAAAAAGCATGAATGGACTCTTAGTTGGGAAATCAAACCATTCCGATGCAAATTCTTCTAAGACTACCGGGGCTAATGGGCGATACCATTCACGATGTTTAATCTTGAAATTGATCTTATCTCGATTTTCATAGTTTCTTGGGTCTCCCAGCAATGAACGATTTCCCAATGCCCTTGGCCCGTATTCAGCCCTCCCGTTGCACCATGCCACGATTTTCCCGTTTGCAATCTCTTGAGCAATATATGTGTAGTCAGGTTCAACGGTAGGCCGGTTGTCAGGCCCCAAAAAACAAACTTCTCCATCCGTGTATTTACTCCTCGGCTCCCCGAGGATATGATGGGCCACATACAAAGCTGTGCCTATATTCAAACCCTCATCGCCACAGCCAGGGAATAAATAAACATTCTCAAACTTTCCATTTCGAAGAATAAAAGAATTAGCAGTACAATTCAGCATCGAACCGCCGCTAAGACAAAGATTCTTAGTTTCCCCTGAATCAATATCATTGACACATTGAAGAACAGCATTGCTAAAAATACATTGGATTGTGGCCGCGATATCTCTCGCTTGCTCCGAATCAGAATCTTCTGGTTTGAAATGCTCATCTGAACCGGACAACTCTCTCCATAAACCAAGATACCATTGATAGTAATCCTTGTCCTCGGGAAGAAAACATCCGTCAACATAGGATGCCAAATTATCTCTCACTTGAGGAAGCACCTCTCCGTATCCGGCAAGCGCCATGGTAGCCCCAGCTTTAAATATTTGCGCTCCTATACCAAGGAATTCCGTAAAAAAACCATATGCAACGCCAACATGAAGCCACGGGCAATATAATGACCAAAACTTATTTCCATATCCATAAGAAACCAACGAATTGTTTTTATGCTTTGCACCACAAGCGTCCATACTGAAACAATAGGCTTCATCAAAAGGACTTGTGTAAAATGCAGCCGCAGCATGACTCTTCTGATGCCCGATATGGTACGCCGGGTACGTTTTCCCTCTGAAATCAACCTCAAGGTTTACGGTTTCGTTGTCGTAAATGGTATTCCATAAACAATTAGGACTCATTTCAACGCCATCACGTTTCACCGCTATATCATGAAACGCAAAATCCGAATGCCAGTCGCCCAGGGCGATGCAATCAATGTCCCCTGGTTTCATGTTGACACTTGAAAGCAGATAATCAAGCAATTCTTCAGTGACACCATGGCAAGCCTTATGCCGAGCCAATCGCTCAGAACTCAGCGCGACAAGGAGCTTCCCGTCCTTGACTATACACGCTGACCCATTGTGACCATAACTTGTCCCGAGGACGATCGCCATTATTTTTTCTCCCCCCAAAGTTGGCCATGACCGATAGGCGTATGACGCCACTGCCATGCTTTTTCGTTTTTCTCAAAATAGTCTACAACCTTTTTGCCACCTGTTTTAAGAGAAATATCATCAAAGATGATTATGCTTCCCTTCCTTCCGTATTTTTTCACAATCTTCCATTCCTTGATAATGAATTCAATGTAATGCAGGGTATCCTGGAATAACAAATCCCACTTCCCTATTTTCGGTAATTGTTTCGGCAACGTGTCAAACGTCATGCCCTCGATAAACGATACTTTCACGCCCTGATAATCTGCGGCCACCCTTTCAGCCCTTTTGTCAATCACCTTTCCGAAAGAATCCCACCCTGGGAATTTTATGTTCTTCCAATCAACAAGCCATTTCTTGTATTTGTATTCTTTCGTGACGCCATACGTTTCCCCGAGACAATCAACTGGGGCCTCACCAGCATCAAAAGTATAAAGGCTTCCGCTATTCATGGCCATTGCCATTTTCTCAGTACCAAACCCCTCGAAAGTCCCAAGTTCGATTACAACCTTCGGATCGAGAATCTTGATCGCCTTGCAAATCATATCCATATTGGCGTTATCGTGGTTCCACGGATACATAAAACTCTCTGCTACACATTCCGCGCCTGAGTTGCCATGAGGAACCGTAGGCTGAATATCATCCCAATACTTATCTAAAAATGTTTTCATGATTGAATCCTTTCCCAGTATTCTGGATCTGCATATTTCGCCAACTCAGGCTTCACATCACATTCAAACACGTCCGCTTCCAAACCTAACCTTTTTCGTGTTGCCTGATTCCTCAACCATTGCCGTTCGATGTTGTCCCGATCCCGGGCGTCCTCTTTGCCGTGGTAATGGATGAGGTCCGCCTGGATATTCTTGTTGGTGAATTTATTGTCTGGATTGTGTAAAACATGATGCGGTGAATTAACCCATTGCATTCCCAGCTTGCGCCGAATAATCCGCAACTGATAATCCGGGTACTGGCCGATGGTATGAGAAGTGATCCAAAATCCATCCTCGTCAGGAATTGCAAACGGTGAATCGTCAAATCGCATGAGTTCGTATGATTTCCGAGATACGTGAACGCAATCCACATCCTCGGGCATTCCGTCCTTGTCAATCTCAGCCAGGAGGTTTTTCAGTTCATCAGAGCACTTTTCATCAAAGTCCAGGATGAAAAAGGCTTCGCCAAGCGGGATATACTGAAGCAGGATATTCGATTGTGTGGTTTCCTGGGCATGAAACCATTTTTCCCACTTGTGAGAATAAACTTCGACTTTGTCGAATTGCCTTAATTCGTGGACCGTACCATCGGACGACCACCCATCAATCACAATAATCCGATCAACCCAGGGCTCATCATGGATGTCACCGATTACAGGTTTAATGACTTTTTCTTCGTTGAGCGATTTGCAACCAATTATCATTCCAACAACTCCTTCAAGGCCTTCTTCACGGCCATGGGCGATATCGTATGGATACAGGGCGAATTACAGTTCTGGTTCGTGCTCCAACAATGAGTCATGCTTGAACATACCTTCAGCATATCCGGTTTCAGGTTAATGATTTTACACCCTTGTGCTTTAGGTCCCACCACCCTCGGTGGCGCCGGGCCAAAAATCACAACCGCATCCGTTCCCACTGCGCCGGCCAGGTGAGACAGAAAGCTGTCAATGACAACCGCTGCCTTTGCATTGGCCATTACCCAGGCGCTTTCCCGCCAGGTCAATTTCCCACAAAGGTCCAGGTCCGACTTACACCTGATATCACTCGGGCCACCGATTTGAACCACCGGGAGGCCAATTCCCTTCAAAGCAACATCCATGTGGGGATATGAACGGTATTTCTGACTTCCCCCAGTTGTATGAACAACGATGTATTCATCAGGCCACTTCTTGAAAATGTCAATCCTGCCACTTTTTCTGGCTTTAAACTCTGCCATAGCAATCATCTGGGCTTCCGGTTTAACCTGCTCAATCACCAAATCATCCGCATCCACCTTGCAGAAATACGGGTACATACTGTAAAGGGTCTCGTCCAAACTATTAAACCCACCTGGAAGAATATGTTCCCCGTGAGGATTGTAAACCACCTGGTATCGCTTCAGTAGCCGCTCGTCCCAATCGATGATTTCGTCAATGTACGGATTGTCGGCCACGATGTCCTGATACACCCTTTGCGTCATGTAGACCAGCGGCAGCTTTGGATGCCTCTCTTTAATTCCCTTGAAACATTGGGTCGTCATTAGCACATCACCAGCAGACGAATGTTGGGCGAATAAAACCTTGTTGATTTTTGGCAGCGGCTTAATCGCCATAGCAGCATCAAACAACAAATTAATGTCTCCCGCTCCACTCAACCAACCCTCCGCCCGAGCAATCCCCTTTATGCTCATTTCTTTCCTGAGTTCTTCGTCCCCTGCCACCTTTAAGATCGCAGCCTTAATGTCCTTCACCCTGGGCGCCCTCGATTCCACTTCCGATTTTCCGCCTTCTGTCATAACCGGGACAAAAGCTAAATCATTACAGGGAACCATCTCTGCTACGCCTATGACCAATTCCGTCTGAGACGTGGTATCCGATGCAATAACCGGAGTCCCGCAAGCCATAGCTTCAAGTGGCGTCCATGATAATCCTTCTTGAATCGAACAATTCACCAGACAATCCATAGCATTGTAAACATCCACCATTTGCTCAGCGGAGTATTTGGCACCCTGGCTCTTCTGCACCATATCCCCAGTAGTCGCGCCATAATCCTTCGCAATCTGTTTTAGGTTATATATTCCATTTTCCAATTCAGTATGCAGATATAAAACAATATTCGGGTTCTCTTTCTTGGCCTCCAAAAATGCCTTCAATAATCGTTCCGGCGATTTTCTGATCTGATTGTTCCCAACAAACCCGAATACAATCTTATCGTGGCCAACACTTGGAAAAACTTCCTTCCTGGATAAAGCCTTGTCTTTCGGCTTAAATATGTCCTTATTGAATAGCGGAGGTTTAAAATAAACTAAGTTTGATACATGACCTTTAAGCATTTCCAGCCCATACTTTGAATACACGCACGGAAGATCGCAACTTGCCGCCCACCTCGCCCAATCAAGCCTGACATCCTGCACATCGTATGGAAATATGAATATGATTTTGAATTTCTTGTGGTCCCGTAATTGAATCAGCCTGTTCCAAATCAATGAGTACCGCCAAATGTCAAGCCCTACGAAACAAAGAATGTCAAAATCAACCCGTTGGGCGACGCTGATTAATCGTTCGTTTCCCCAAAAATCTTTCGAGGTCGTAGCATTAATTACTGTAAACGGAAGGGGGTTAAATGCCGTCTGGACTGGATCAACATCATGAGAGCAAAAACAAGCTATTTGATATTTCGCCTTATTCACTTGGGAAAGAACCGCGGCCATCATGTTGCCGTTCCCGCTTTGGCTCATTATATGTTCCCCAACAAAAAGAACCTTTTTCATTTTCACCCTCCGGTGATTGGATTATCTCGTATCTTCGACAACGATTAAAACATCCACGCCAGGGAATCTACGTGTCTCAGCAGTGTTGACCATGTAGTATTCACCACTTGCAGGCTGGAATCTATCGAGAACTTGGGCGCCCACTGAATGTGGTAAATAAACCTCATCCTTTCTAAACCCGAGCAATGCAAGCTCTTCATCACTTTCGAGATCATTTCCGTATAACGCTGCCACTTGCATGGCGTCACAATCCGTCTTTATTTCTTCCCACTGAGTTTCCTTGTGATAATCGTTCCCCCATGCCTCCCCACTCGGTCGAGTTAATATCCCGTTCGATACATTACATTTATAGAGGATTCCTTCTATCGTAATGACTTCATTCTCGAACTGATCGTACAGTTTATTCGTGAGAAGAAAGCGTTCGGTGGTTGTATCAAAATCAAGGACATCCCCGACCACGGCGGAAGTATCATGCGGCATTGTCATGCGTCTAAAGGATTCGATGGTTATCGGTTTGGTTACCTGTGTGCTAAACACTACATCGCCATATTCTCCAGAATTGTTACTGACAATTGTATAGGCAGAACCTATCTCAGTTAAAACATCTTTTATATCTACCCCGAGTCCCATCACGAATTCTCGTTAGGCGTAATAATCACTTCATTGTCTTCATCGAATGTGAAATCCCGGCCTGTCTGTCCCTGCGAAGCGAATCCAGCGTCAATTTTGGTTCCGCCAATCTCAAAGGAGCTGACCCCTGCAAACTCAAAGGCATCGTCTTCCACCGCTTTCTCAAAGTCCTTATCCATCCGATCTACTAATTTTGAGTAGTGATCAAAACGATGCTGAAGGTGTATATTCTTAAATCTAAATTTAGAAGCAGACTCAGACAGCAGATAAAAGAATAAGTGCCGTTTACTTCGCTCTATCAGCCATTTAACCTTGAAATTGGCTGTTTGCGGCAAGGTCCACGAAGTGTCCCTCTCAGCAGATGAAATAGCATTATCGTAATCGTCACCACCATCAAGGCTTGTCGTGAGCCCCTTTATTTCCTGTTGAAGCAGTATCGTCAACTCGGTCCTGGTCATCTTTCGGCCTCATCAGTTTTTTGTACTCTCGTTTAATTTTTTTAAGCATGGCAGGCTTAGGCTTAGTGCCTTTCCGCCACCGAAGAATTGTTTGATAACTAACACCAAGCAAATTTGCAGCGGCAGCTATTGTGCCTTTCACGTGGATTAGGCC